CATCTGAAACGGTCTTATGACGGTGTTATCCATTAATACACTCGCTGTCTTTAGTTCTTCTGCATTATTACCTAAACCGCTATTGTCTTTAATACCTAAAAGCATAGGCGAAACAACCCTGTGGGAAACCATTACCTTTTTAGAACTTTCATCCGAAAGGAATTGATACTGTTGATGCGCTTCGCTTAGTTGTATAGGCTCAATCGTTGCTGCACTTTCTGGATTATCGTTAAAAGCTAGTATAAATTTGCCTGCATTGCTACTCCCAGAAAATTTAGAATATATACGATTCTCTAATGCTTGGCGTTCTTCAGCGTTTGGTGTACCATTGTTAAAGTTAATCAACATCGACGGCGCTAAACCGTTCAGGATATTGTTCAAATGGTAGTTACTTATCTCTTGTTCGAGCTCAGCATATTGAAGTCCTCCCGCATAATCTGGACTGCTATAATACTTATAACCAGCACGATACGGCTTTACATAAATAATTTCTATGTTTTCTTTGCCACTTCCAAATGCTGGGATTCTAGTGGTTTGGTCTACGTTTTTAACCTTCGTCCAATCATCTGAATAAAAATACCCTTCAATTTCGCCTTTGTCGTTACATTTTTCAGCTCTTAAATTCTCAACAGGAATATGCTCAACTTGTGCAATAGATTTTCTGTCTTTTGAATAAATGACTTGCATAGAACATTGACCCATCAATTTAAGGTCATAACACAATTTGCGTACCATATCTTTATGAAGCAAAGAAATCATATTTGCGTATTGGTCTGGCTTTTTATTTGAGTTTAAAGCATCTAAACCACGCCCGTAAATCATCTCAGACATTCCGTTTATAATAGCGTTGTTTGTTGGACTACCATTGTAACGGTCGATTAAGTACTTAAAATAATTATTATCAGCACCATAAGAAACCCAATTCTTGTTAGATTTCTCAACAATATCAGGCGTTGTGTACGTGCTTAAATTTACTATTCTTAAATCATTCATATTTATATAATTATAAATTCGTTATCCGAACTTTCTTCACTAATATATTGGTCTTTATTAACGCTATAATATTGGTCTGCGTTTTGGTTAATCGCTTGGTCTGTGCAAAAAACCCTGTCTTTGTAAATTATTTCATTTTGCGGAATTGGTGAGCCCGCACTAGTGTTTAATATTTCAAGCCTATAAAAATCGCCTTCAATTAAGCCATCAAAATACACAGAGACGTTCATATAGTTAGCGTCATAACCAACAAATATATCTAATTTCTCAATAGTTACATTAGTACTTTCACTAGTCAATTTAACTGTGACGTTATTAATAGAAACGTATCTCGGTATTATTTTAAATAATCTTGTTCCGCTTGTGTTGATTAACTTCATATTAATATATAAATAAAAAACAAATATTTTGTATAGTGTAGGCATAAAAAAAGGGCTATCCGTTAAGATAACCCTGATTTATAAGTAAAAGTACTAATTAAGCCGTTGGGTCAATTTGAACCGCTGAAGCATCTGCCGTAATAACCGCAGGCACTACAAAGTAAGGAGGTGCAGTTTCCTGTGCGTTAACCGTTAAGGTATAGCCAGTTAAGTCTCCCATTGCTGCTCCTGTCACGATTGTACCACCGTTCACATCGCCACCATTTTCAAGTCCTACTAAAAAGAAGTTACCGTTATAATCTTCAATAGCTACGTGTGGACGTGCGTGAGCGATTAATTTTAGTTCTTCTTGTGTAGCTTTATCTTGAAAAGTTAAAGTCATATTAAGCGTCGTATCGTAGAAAGTTGTTCCGTTTTCACGACTTGAAGTAATTGCAGTTTCCATTGAACTGTTACCTTTTACATCAAACTGAAACCAAACAGGGCTTCCAGCTACTGCGGTAATTTCTCCCGCTACGATTGTTGCGTCTCCTAAAGTTCCGTAATCTGCGAAGTAAATGGTTTTAATACCACCAACCGCTGATTTACAGGGTACTTTACGACCGCTTGTAATTAAACATCCCATATTTTTAAAGTTTTGTAAATAAAAAAGGGTAGGCGAAAACCCACCCCTTTAAATTTGATTAGTTAATTATTATACTGTTTTTCTGAAAACAATATCAGTTACTTGTGCATATTGAACCGCACTGGTAAATCTCATTACGACACGTACATTTTGTGAGCCGTCATTTTCAGCCATATCAATCACTCGAACTTCGTTAAGGTCTGATAATAAGCCAGTTCCAAAGAATAAATTTGCTTTTTCAGCTGCGATAATCGTTCCTGCTGTTGCTCCTTTTGCTTGTAATACTGGAATCCCATCAAAAAATAAATTCCCTAGTACTTGATTAGTTCCTTTATTCTCAAATCCGTTAGCTCCTTCACCTTGTGCGGCGAAACCTCCTAAAGCTCTTGTGTAAGCTCTAACCACGTCAGATGCAGCATAGATATACAAATCATCAGAACCGTAAACAGCCGTCGGAATTGCATCCACAACAGCTCCGATTTGAGCCACTACATTAGCCGCTGTAATAGCAGCACCTGTAAGGTCTTGTGCTGTAGGTAAAGCAGTGTCAGCATCTAATAAAGTTGCGAATCCGTCAAACTGTCCACTTACGGCAGTTGAACCAGACCAGATGTTTTTTTCCGTTCTGTCAGCTACTTTAGAAGCAACGTGAGCAAGTACGAAATCAGCGAAGTTTGGCGCTAAATTATCAAAAGCACTAAAGCCCATTTGCTCAGCTTCCCAAGAATCGTGAAGTGTCTTTTTACAGATATCAAGATTTACTTGAAATTCTTTTGGCTCAATAATAGCCTCTGTTAAAGTTAAAGTCCCTGCGTCAGTTTGGAAGTTACAAGTCGCATCTTTTACGATGTCGTCAGTTGCACCTTTCTGAATTACAGATTTGTACTTTACATTAGGCATAATGGTAATTAAACCCTTATCTAATGTGTCCGCCGAAAGCAAAGCTGCGGCTACATATTTAGATGAAAATTCCCCAGAATAGGTCGTTGTTAATGATACACTCATTTTATTTAGTTTTTAGTTGTTATTAATTATTTAGTCTGTTCATTACTCGGTCAATCGTAGTGCTTTTTCTGTTTTTAGAAACACTAAATTTCGAGATGGTTTTTTTAGCTTCTGGATTTGAAACGATTGGCGCTGCACTTGGCATACCTAATTCTTTTTCCAGACTTAATTCGTGCTTAGAAAGTTCTTCCGTTAAAAGGTTTCCTACTTCTTCGCTCAAATCTTCTTTTGGTTCTAGCATAGCTTTGATTTCTTCAACCAAAGATTTTACCTCGTCTAATTCTTCTTTAGTAGCATAAGTTACTTCTTCGTCAGCTGCTTCAACCTCAACTTCTTCTTCTTCGGTTTCTTCAACTTCTTCTTCAGCTTCTTCTTCTTTGATTTCAGATATAACCCCTTCCTCAGTTACTACTAATAATTTACCATCCTCCAATGTGTACTCACCTATTGGCAAAGCTACTTTTTCATCTTCTGTAACGATAAACACTTCAACACCTGACTCAAAAGAATCGGCTTCAATAACCGTCCCATTGTCAAGTTTAGCTTGTTCTAGCTTAACCTCTTCGTTAAGATTTAAAACATTTTTGATTTGTTCAATCACTTTGTTTGATTTCATACTTATATATAATTTAGATTAATTTAATTTGTATTTTCAATTACCTAACCAACTTTTTACTAGCTTTAATATCGTCAAGACCCCTTTCCATTTTTCCTACCGTACCGAGTGCATCAAGATATTCTTTGTAGAAAACTGTTGACTTAACATCAATACCTAAATCATTAGCTTTTTTTGAAAATTCTTTAAAAAACGTTTGTATTTTTTTTCTTCTATTTTGTGGTACTCCGCTTAGGTCAGGGTTCTTGGCTTTTGCAAAAGAACTTGCTAGTTTGTTTAGTTGTGAGGCTTGTTTTTCAATTTTACTTAAATCGTTTTTTACTTCTTTTAATATAGAATTAAAATCCATTGCTAATTCAACCTTTTGAGTAGATAAATTTTTTTTGTTTAAGTGTTTGTAAACTTTTTTTAAATTGTTCATTTTATATTTATTTATTAATTAATTATCCTTTTTTCTGAATTATAAACCATTCGACTCCATCTGTCCAAACTTGGATACCCTCATAAGATTTATTTATTACATAAGAAGCGTTCGCGCCATCAAGTAATTCCGTCCCTGTTGGTGTTAAATTTACCCTAGTTGCAGTCGCAAATCCTCCATTTGAAATAAATCGCATCACCCTGTTTGGATGTTGTGCTGCCGTTGGTAGGTTTAAAGTCATCGTACCATTTGCACCATCCCAAGTCATTCGTATTAATTCCGCTTTCTCATATGTTTCATCCTGTAAGCTTATTGTTTGACCATCTGAAACAACTAAACTAACTGGAACTATGTAATTAACTATATTTTCAATCGTGCTTTGTTTGGTTGATCCATCTTGAACGACCGCTAAAAGTTCACCACCCTGTAAAGGTGTTGCTATTGGTAAAGCACTAATCTTTGAATTTGCCATTATTTCTCTATTTTATAATTATCTTCTTGTAATAAAAAACCTCCGTTTTCTAAAAGTATAAAGTTTTCATTTTTAGAAGTTTCACCAATTCCTTGTGCTATAATATCCCCATTGCAACACTCAATTGAATAAGCATCTCTATCCCTGCATAGGCAACCCCTACGACCGCCCTTTGGACTTGTTCTACTTGGCGTAAATAGTTTTGACCACTTACCCATTGTTTTCGCTTTCTTTTATAATGTCGATTATTTCTTGTACCATTAAATCCTCTTTGGATAACCCTTCGTCAATCGGTTCTTTTGGACGTTCCATCTTATCCGCGAAATATCCCTCTATTGAGAACCCGCGAATTTTTTTCGTTTGCACAAATTCCTTCCAGATTTTATCGTTGTTCACTTTAACAGAACCAACCCAAGTTCCCAAAGGTAAATCCATCCCAAACTTTACGCTCTTATCGTGTACCTTATCTTCAACTATCCAACTTTCAACTAAACTTAAACCTTCCAATTCGTATTGGTGTTCTAGTGTTGAATTGTTTTGTTTGCTATTCATTAAGTACATTTGGGACGCTTTTAAGACAGTATCTTTTGAAAAATATATGTAGTATTCATCCTCTCCGTTACGCCTGTAAATAGGCTTGTTTGGTATCAATAAAGCGCCCATTAAGATTCTCCGCTCACCATCTATTTCCGCAAGTTTAAATTCTTGACTTTTTAACGCTACGAAGTCTTCTTCAATTGCAGGGTTTTCAACAACGCTTAT